AATCATCTCTGCTGCTTTCGGAACTGCATATACTGGTGAAACAGGTTCTACTTCAACAACTTTCCCTTCAGGGCAACAAGTTGGAGTCGGATCACCTGCAGCAGGTTTATCAATCGCTAAACTTGTAGAAGCAAAGCAATTACTTGATGAGTCTAATGTTGATCCAACATTACCTCGTTATTGTGCCGTTGCTCCTGAGCAGCTTGCAGATTTGTTAAATATAACAACTGTAACTTCATCAGATTACAATACTGTTAAAGCATTAGTGCAAGGTGAAATTGATACATTTTTAGGTTTTAAATTTATTGTATCAACTCGTCTTTCCAGCGAAACTGGAACTAACCGTAGAGTGATTGCTTGGGCTGAAGACGGCTTATTACTTTCAATAGGCAAAGATATTACAGCAAAAATAGATGAAAGAGCTGACAAAGGTTATGCTACACAAGTCTATTATTGTATGAGTATCGGTGCTACGAGAATGGAAGAAGAAAAAGTCGTTGAAATTAAATGTAGGGAAGACTAATGGAGGAAACTAAATAATATGGCAGCCGTTTATGGTGTAAATATTACAAATTTAGACGCAACTCCAAGAGTACCTGCATCTTCTGAGCAAGTACACGGAGTATTAAGAGTGTGGTATGATACCTACGAAGCAAGTTCTGTGTCAGCAGCTGATACAATCACTATGGCCAGAATGCCTGCTTATTCCACAGTACACGATGTAATTCTAAAGTGCGATGCACTTGCTGGTTCTTCAACTTTAATAGTTGGAGATTCAGATGATCCTAACAGATTTATAGAATCATCAGGTACATGGAATGCAGCTGGTCAAACACAATCAATGTTAGGTGGAACCTCTGCTGGTGCACCTACTATTTCTATGAATGGTTTGGCACATCGTTACACAAGTGAAACTGATATTTACATCACCGTTGGTGGTGCTACTATCAATAATTCGATTCACATGTGGGTATTCTATACAACTGATTAATGCGTTTGTAATTAAACACAACCCTGAATAAGATTCTGAGTCTGCCAGTACTTGTAAACAGAAACTGGCAAAATTTTTTTATATTATTAATAGGAGAAACAAAAATAATTAATGGCAAGTAAAGTTGATATATGTAATTCTGCAATGAACATGTTAGGAGCATCTAATATTGTATCATTAACAGAGGATAGTAAAAATGCTCGTTTATTAAATCAAAGATTTGATTTTGTAAGAGATGCTGTATTTAGAGGACATCCTTGGAATTGTTTAATTAACAGACAACAATTAAATCAATCTTCAACAACCCCTACTTATCAGTTTAGTTATGCTTATCCTTTACCTACTGATCCGTATTGTTTAAGAATTTTAGATTTTCATACAGGTTCTTATTCTTCCAATGAAGTGGATATGGATTGGAAAGTAGAAGGAAGAGAAATTTTAACAGACCAAGCAACAGTATATATTAAATATATTGGAAGAGTTACTGATCCAAATGAATATGATACATTGTTAATTGAAACAGTTGCTGCAAGATTAGCTTCAGATACAGGTTATGCTATCACAGGTTCCACTACATTAACAAATGCTATGTGGCAATTATATGAAGCAAAGATTGTAGAAGCAAGACATGCTGATGCGACAGAAGGAAAACCAGATGAAATAATAGCTAATACATGGCTTAATGCGAGGGCTTAATAATAATGGCTAGAACAACATTAGCATACTCAAATTTTACTGGTGGTGAAATATCCCCCAGACTAGAAGGAAGAACTGATTTAGCAATTTACAATAATTCTGCAAAAGAATTAAATAATTTTCTTATACATCCACATGGTGGTGTGTCAAGAAGGCCAGGAACAGAATTTATTTCAAGAGTTCACGACCAATCTAAATATACAAGATTAATACCTTTCGAATTTTCTACAGTACAAACTTATGTTTTAGAATTTGCGACAGGTAAAATAAGATTTTATAAAAACCAAGCACCAATATATGAAGCAACAAAAACTATATCAGCAGCTACAGGAGCAAACCCATGTGTAGTTACTGCAACTTCACATGGATATTCTGATGGTGATTTTGTTCTTATACAAGCAGTTGTAGGAATGACAGAATTAAATGGAAGAAGATTTAAGGTAGCAAACAAAACAACTAACACTTTTGAATTACAAGATGAAGATGGAACTAATATTAATTCAAGTGCTTTTACTGCTTATAGTTCTGCAGGTACTGCATCAAGAGTATATACTATCAGCAATCCATATACTGAAACACAATTAAGAGATATTAAATTTACCCAATCTGCAGATGTTATGTATTTAGTTCATCCAGATGTATCTATTAGAAAATTAACAAGAACAGCACATACTACTTGGACATTAACAGAAGCAGATTTACTTGATGGACCTTACTTAGATGAAAATACTACAGCAACAACCATGACACCATCTCATTCTTCAGGAGATGATCGAACAATAACGGCTTCAACTTCAACTTTTGCTTCAACTGATGTAGGAAGATTAATTACTTTTAGTGCTGGTTATGCAAAAATAATAACCTATACAAGTGCAACTGTTGTGAAAGCTGATATTAAAGATGATTTTGCTGGAACAAGTGCTACGACTGCTTGGTCGTTAGGAGCATTTTCAGATACGACAGGACATCCTGCTGCTACTACATTTTTTGAACAAAGATTAGTTTTTGGTTCAACAGCTACAGAACCACAATCTTTATTTTTTAGTCAGTCAGCAGATTATGAAAACTTTAAAGCAGGAACTGATGCTAGTGATGCAATGATATTTGCAATAGCATCTGACCATGTCAATGTTATCAGATGGCTTGCAGGAACTAGATCATTATTAATTGGAACAATGGGTGGAGAGTTTATAGCAAAAGGTGGAGGAACAGACTCTGCATTAACACCTACAAATATTGAAATAAGAAAACAATCTAATTATGGCTGTGCATCAATACACCCACTAAGTATTTCTAATGTTACAGTTTTTACTCAAAGAGCAAAAAGAAAGTTAAGAGAGATGGTGTATGATTATGATACAGATTCTTTTGTTGCACCAGATTTAACTATACTTGCAGAACATATAACAGATTCTGGAGTAGTAGAACAAGCATATCAAAAAGAACCAGATAGTGTTGTTTGGTGTGTTTTAACAAATGGAAAAATGGTAGGTATGACATATCAAAGAGAACAAAAAGTTGTTGGTTGGCATGAGCATGAAATAGGTGGAACCTTTACTGGAACACATGAAAGTTATGATAGTCTGACTTATTCTCATGGATTAGTTGAAAGTGTTTGTACAATACCAACAGATGCTGATGAAGATGAATTATGGGTTGTTGTTAAAAGAACAATACCTGATACACAAGCAACTTGCACAATTACAGTTTCAGATGCAGCCAATATTGCAGTAGGCAGCACCATAACAATTACAGATAATGCTGGTACATCCACAACCATGACTGCTACCAATGATGATCCTGCTGGAGCTTTAGAATTTTCAGTTGGTGGTTCAAGAACGAATGATGATGTAGCAGATAATATTGCTGTAGGAAGTGGTGGAGTTCTTGGTATTAATGCTTTGTCTGGATATTCAGCTCCTAATCCTGCTGCTAATGTTATTACAGTTACGAGGGCTGTAAAAGGTGGAGATAATCTTTCAGTTACAACCTCAGACCAAACTAGATTAACAGTTACTAATTTTTCTGGAACTTGGACAAAAAGATTTATTGAAAAATTAAAACCAATAGATTGGGGTTCTAATAATAATAATATGTTTTTTGTAGATAGTGGATTAACATTTACTGCAAGCACTAAAAGTTTTACTAATTCTAATGTTCATGCAAGTAATGAGAGAATTACAATAGCTAGTCATGCAATGAGTACAGAACAAGCCGTACAAATAGAACCATTAGATACTGCAACAATGCCTGGTGGTATAAATCAACATCAAACATATTTTATTAAAAGTATAGATGCCAATACAGTAGAATTATATTTAACTGCTGCTGGAGCTACTGCTGGAACTTCAGCACAAAAGGTTGGTATTACTTCAACAGGAAGTGGAAGTTTTACAATGCACTTAGTAAGTATAACATTAACAGGGCTACATCATTTAGAAGGACAAACAGTTACATGTTTAGTTAATGGTGCAACACATCCAGATGCAACTGTATCAAGTGGTGCAATTACATTAGACAGATATACAGTTAAAGCACATCTAGGATTAAATTATACATCTACTTTAGAAACATTAAGAATGGACACAGCCGTTGGATCACCCCAAGAAACAGTACAAGGTATGCCTAAAAGAATACACGATATTTTTGTTAGATTATATAAAACAATAGGTTTGTTAGTAGGTAGTTCAACAAGTAATATAGACAGAGTACCGTTTCGTTCTTCTGCTGATGAAATGAGTAGTGCTGTAGATTTATTTAGTGGAGATAAAGAAATAGAATTTAGAGGAGGATTTAGTACGAATGGTAATATTGTAGTACAACAAAACCAACCATTACCTATGACAATATTATCTATTTATGCAAGTGCTAATATATTTAGTAAATGAGAATAGTTCCATTTAAAAAAGAACATATAAAAAAGTTAATGGATTTAGAACCCAATTACAGAAGATTATTTTATGGAACTAAACAACATTACTTAAAAAGTTTTCCAGAAAAACAAAATGTTTGGACAGGATTAGATGATAACAACAGAATTGTAGGTTGTTCTGGAGTGTATGAATTATGGAAAGAAGTAGGAGAGGGCTGGTTGCTTGCAAGTAATTTAATAAGAAAACATCCTCTTACCACTATAAAAACAATGAAACAAAACTTAAATATGTTAATGAAGAAATATAAAAGAATACAAATAGTAGTTCAAAATAAATTTCCAGAAGGAATGAAGTTTGCATTAATGTTAGGTTTTAAACCAGAAGGACTAATGGTTAGATATGGACCAGATGGTAAGGATTATATGAGAATGGCGAGGACAAGATAATGAATGCAAAAATGGCAATGATGGCACTATCAACTGCAACGAAATTTGCAGCACAAATGTCGCAAGCCAATGCTTTAAAAAAACAAGGAAAGATTGACTCGGCAATAGAAGCAAGAAATGCTGCAGCACAAGGTCAAAAAATAGATGAGTTAAAAACTCAAAGAGATTATGAAACAGATTTAATAACAGAAGATGCAGAAAGTTATACAAGACAAATTCAAGCACAATATGCTTATAGTGGTGTTGTTGCTTCAAGAGGAACTCCAGTAGATATATTAGTAGATGCTAAAAGAAGATTTAGAAATCAAATACAATCATTAAATTATAATACAGATATTCAAATTAATGATGCGATTGTTAGAAGAGATAATTTTCTTTTAAGAGAAAGACAAGCTGACTTATATTATAAACGAAGAGCAAGTGCAATGAAGTTTAGTGCTTTTGCAACCGTTGTAGAAGGTGGAGCAATACTTTATGGACTTGGTGCTTTTGACAAAAAAGAAACTTTAGGTGGAAGTACGAAGTACAAATCACAGTATATGCGTGGATATTCTGGTGCACAGAACGTGTAGAG